GACTAAAAGTTTAAAAGGTAGTGGAGTTGAAAAACTAACATCTTCATTTAGATTATTAGGTGAGGGTTTGGGAACTTTTGATTTTGATAAAATTAAATTAGGGTTTAAAGGAGTAGGTGCTGCAATGGGTGCTATTCCAATATTCTTAATAATTAGTGGGTTAACATTACTTATTCAAAATTTTGATAAAGTAAAAACAGTTGTAGAAAATTTAATACCAGGTTTTAAATCGGTTTCTAAATTTATCGGTGGCATTGTAACTTCAATTACTGATTTTATTGGTATTACTTCCGATGCAACAAGGGCAGTAGATGCTTTAAGGCAAAGTGCTGATAAACAATTAGCGGTAAATAAAAAATATTTACAAGAACATGGCGACCAGGTAAACAAATATACAGCTCAAAAGATTGATGCTAAAAATAGATATTTAGAAGCTATAAAAGAGGACGGTGCAAATGTAGCAGCATTAGGTCAAAGATTAAATAGAGAATTGGCTAATATAGATAAACAAAGATTAGATGATAGTAAAAAAGTAAATGTTAAATCTTTAGATGATAGTAAAAAAACAAATGAAGATAAAGTAAAAGATGCTAAAGATGCTGCCAAAGGAAAATTATTAATTGAATTAGAATTACAAGGTAGATTAAAAGAATTACAAACTGAGTTAATTTACGATGAACAAAAGAAGGAAGAAAAAATATTAACAAATAAATATGAAGCACAAAAAAAAGATTTAATATCTAAAGGTGCAAATATTGAAACATTAAAAGCTTTAGATGATTTATATTTAAAACAAAAGGGTGATATAACTGATAAATATTTACAAATAGAAGAGCAGAAAGATAAAGTAAAAGTATCTAGATATTTATCAAACTTAGAAAGTGGTTATCAATTAGAATTAGAAAAAACTGAAGGTAATAATTTACTTAAACTACAAAAAGAACAAAGTCATATTAAAGAAATTTATGATATTAATAGTAAAAATGTTGACTTATTAGGAATTAATAAAACTGACTTAGATAATAAATACTACAAAGATAAAATAGCTTTAGAAAAAAAGATTGCAGCCGAAACTAAAAAAATAAAACAAGAAGAAATAAAACAAGGTTTTGAAAATGTTAAAAATGGTTTAAATGCTGCTCAAGGTTTATCAGATATATATTTTACTATTAAATCAGCAAAAGTTAAAAAGGGTAGTAAAGAAGAGGAAGATTTAGCTCGTAAACAATTTAATATTCAAAAGGCATTTAACTTAGCAAAGGTTGGAATGGATGGCTATATGGCAATATCTAATATTATAGCAACAACTCCTAAAGTAGATTTTGGTATTTCAACTGGTATTTTATTAGCAGCTTCAGCAATTTCAACAGCAGCTAACTTAGCAAAAATAGCATCGGCACAATTTGAGGGTGGAGCTGGTGGCGGTGGAGGTGCAAGTCCTGAATCGGCTGTAAGTATTCCATCAACAACAGCACAAGCTCCTTCAATATATGGACCAGGTCAAGGGCAGTCAACTACATTTAGTGGTAATCAAAATAATAACTTTGCTCCTGTTAAAGCCTATGTAGTAGAAACTGAAAACCGAAGCACTACAAATAGAGTAAACAAATTAGTATCGGAGTCAACATACGGATAAACAATATTTAAAATTTAAACGTTATTAGATTATGGAATTACCAATAAAGAAAGCAATAATAGATGTCGAAGATTCAGAGATGGGTTTAAAGACAGTTAGTTTAGTAAGTGATCCAGCAATTCAAATAAATTGGATTAAGTTCAACAAACAATCTGAAATCAAATTAGCAATTCAAAACGAAGACAAAAGAATTATATTCACTCCTGTACTTATACCGAATCAATTAATTTATCGGAATATAGCTGGTGAGGAATTTAACTTGATGTTCGATAAAGAAACGATTGAATTAGTAGAACAAAAATGGGTTAAAGATAATTTATCAAGTGCAGTTGACATTGAGCATTCAAGTAAATTAATAGATGGGGTTACATTTTTTGAATCAGTATTATTAAACAATGAAAGATTTGCAACAGCAAAAGGCTTCGAGGGATTGCCAGAGGGAACTTGGTTTCTTACGGGCAAGGTTGAAAGTGATGATGTATGGTCAAAAATCAAGTCGGGTGAAGTTAACGGTGTTTCGATTGATGGCCTTTTTAAAACTGCTGAAGTCAATAAAGTAACTATGTCCGATGAAACAGTAATAAAAATAATAAACAATTTAAAAACTTTAAACGTTATATAAGCATGGAAACAAATGTTATCTCAAAAATTAAAGACTTTATCATAACTAAACTTAGTGTTGATGAACGTGTGGCCTTAGAAGGTCTTAATCCAGTTGCTGCACCCTCTACAATGCCAACTGATGAAAAGAAACCAAGTACCGAGCAAACACCTGAAGTTAAAATGAAAGAAGCTAAAACAGTTGATGGTTTAGTATTCGCATACGATGGAGAATTAACTATCGGAACTGCAATAATGGATATTACAAGTGGAACAGCTAGTCCAGTAATGGATGGCGAATACACAATGGAAGATGGCAACATCGTAACTATTGCAAGTGGAGTTGTAGCTGAAATTGCTAGTAAAGCAGAAGAAGCTCCTGAATTACCTGAAGTAGTTGCACCTGAATTAAAGATGCCTGATATGAAAACTCAAATGAGTGCAATGCAAGTATCTTTAGAAAGTCAAATATCTAGTTTGAAAAAACAAGTTGTTTTACTTAACAAAGTAGTAAACGAGATTTTAAACACACCAATTCAAAATGAAACTAAGGTTTCTAAAAGTTGGGAAGAATTAAGTTCTTTAGAAAAATTCAGATTATCAAAATAATTAATTAATAATTTAAAACAAAATATAAAATGGCAATTTCAGCAACAATAGTAGATTTAAGAGGTGTAGCAGTACAACCGATTATCGAAGAGATTTTATTTGCAAATGATACTGTAAATAAGAATTTAGTAAGTTTAGCAACTGATATAAAATCAGACACAATTTTCACTGAGAATGATAACACCGTAACAGCTCAAGCTTTTGCAAGTGGTGCTCCTTCTTCATCAGGAACTTTTGGATTAGTTGATACTTTGATTACTCCAACTAAAATAATGTACTACCAAGAATTTGATCCTAATGCTTTACGTTCATCACGTTTCAAAACGTCTATGAAGCCAGGTGCATGGGAAATCGAATCAAGTGAATTTGGTTCTGTAGTATTAAAGTCTTATGGTAATTTAATTGCTGAAGATTTACAATCTAAGTTTTGGAATGGTGCAACAAGTGCTACACGTACTGCGGTTGCAGCTTTAACTCCAGGAACTGCACAAAATCAAGTTAGTTCAGTTGAACAAGCATTAGTTGCTTCAGGTTCAGCTTCATTACTTGATGGTGTTGCAACTAGAATGATTTATAACGGCGGTGCTTTAGGAACTCGTATTAAGGTTTTAGGAACTACAATATCTAGTACCAATATCCAAACTGAATACGCAAAAGTTTATGCAGCAATACCAGCAAGAGTTATTAATGGTGCAGTTAAGCCTTATATCTACGCTCCTTATTCTCACAAACAATTAATAAACATTTATAACGTATCTGCCACTTATCGTGATTTATTCGCTGTAACTAATTTAGGTCAACCAACTGAAGCTTATTTCTACAATGGAATACAAATTCAATTTGTGCCTTTAGCTGAGAATGTTGTTATTGCAGCAAGACCAGATTATATTTACTGGTGTACTGATTTAGTATCTGATATCAATAAGTTTGAGGTTAACAAAATTGCTTTCAATCGTGAAGATATGTTCGTTAAAAACATCATGACTATTTTCGCACACGTTGTGAATCAAGCAATGAATGTTCTTTACGTAGGATAAAAATTAATGGAGGGGCAACCCTCCTTATTATAAACAAATTAAAATTATAAAATTATGCCATGTGTATTAACAAGCGGTTATACCTTTCTAGGTTGTAAAGGTGGAGCTGGTGGAATAAAAAATGTTTACATTACTGAATTTGAAAATAACTCAGGAACTGGTTCTACATTTACAGCAACTGCTGGAGTGGTTACAGCTTATACTTTAGCTACAGGAAAAAAATATCGTGTTTATGCTTTAGATAAAGAACAAGGAATGTTTACAAGTCCAGGTACTTATACACCAGCTTCAGGAACTATTTCATACGAACCACAAATCGACTTTACAATTAAGAAATTAACTACTACAGTTATTCAAGAAATTCAATTAGTTGCTCAAAACGTTTTGACTATGATGGTTCAAGATGTTAATGGCGATTATTGGTTATTTGGTAAGGATCAAGGAATGGATTTATTAACTTGGAGTACTGAAAGCGGGATGAACATTACGGACCTAGCTGGACACAAACTTTCCTTTAAAGGCAAGGAGATATCTCCAATTTACAAGGTAACAAGTACTTTGATAGCCAACTTAATAGCTTAATCAATAACTTTTTAAAGTTTAGCTCAGGCCCGTAAGCTTGGGCTTTTTTTTTAAATAACAAATTGATATATTTGTACGTTATATAAGTATGATAACAATTAATAAGAATAATAGTAATACAGTTATCTTAACATTACAGGAGAAATGTTTATTAGCAAATCCTTATTTTTTATTTCAATTTAAAAGCGTTCAAACGAATATATCACAATACTTTTTGCCAGCGGATATAAGCACACAAAAAGAACGATATAATGAATTTATAATAGTTGAAACAGCAACACCAACAACTGCACAAATTTCATTAACTGTAGGTGATTACGAATATACGATTTACGAACAAGTAGGCAATAGTAATACGAATCCAACAGGATTAAATGTAGTGGAGGTGGGTTATGCAACTTGTTTTGATTTAACAAAAATTACATTTAAAGAATATCAAGGCGGAGCAATAACTAACAAAGTTTACAATGGCTAAAAAAGAAATATATAACGACATAATTACTATTAAGATGGATGTTAACCAACTTCCTACTTATAAAATTGATACAGCTGGTGAGTTTATAAAGTGGGGTAAGGATAACAATTTTCCAAAAGAATTATTAAATTCTTATAATAACCATCCTGAACACGCTGCAATAGTAAAAGGTAAATCACGTTATCTTAGCGGATTAAAAATAGTGCCTAGTCAAGACTTACCACAAGTTCAACAATTTTTAGCCAAAGCAAATAGATTTGATAGTTGGTATGAATTAAGAAAAAAATGTGATTCCGATAAAGCAATTTATGGAGGTTTTGCATGTCAAGTAACTACTAATTTAATAGGGCAGCCGATTGAGTTTTACCATTTAGATATGGGTAAGATTAGACTAAGTGCGGATAATTGCGGAGTTTGGTATTCAGAAGACTGGACTGCTAAAAGTTATCATTTAAAAAAGACATACTTTCCATTTTACAAAGATGGGTTTATAGGTGCTTCAATTTACTATTCTAAGGACTTTACACCGTCTTTAAATGAATTAGATGGCTTATATCCTTCACCCGATTATTCAAGCGTTCTATTAGACATAAATACTGATATTGAGATTAGTAACTTTTTTCACTCTTTAGTAAAGAATGGATTTAGTGCTGGTCATATTATAACTTTCTTTAGTGGTAAATTAACACCTGAAGTAAAAGAAGATATCAAAGAACGTTTTCAAGAAAAACATCAAGGTACTCAAAATGCTGGTAAGGTAGTTTTATCATTTACTAATCCCGATGGCAAAGGTGCTGAGGTTGTAAATGTAACTCCAACAGGATTAGCGGACCAATACGAAGCGTTAAATAAACGTAACCAACAAAAGATAATCACAGGACATAACGTGCCAGGGGTATTGTTTAAAATCAAAACTGAGGGTACTTTAGGAGATCGTAACGAATTAGATTTAGCACACGAATTATTTATTAACGAATATGCAAAAGTAGAACAAGTTGCTTTTAATGAGTTTATCGATAAAATGTTTAAAAGAAAAACAGGATTAGATGTAACTTTTGAAGTAGAACAAGTTCAAGCTATTGGTTTAAATTGGTTAGATCCAAACGTAAATAAATATTTAACTAATGATGAAGCGAGAGAAAAATTAGGATTAGCACCAATAGATAAAACTGTTTCGGGTGGAGCTCAGGCTGTAATTGATTCAATAAATAGTTTATCGCCATTGGTTGCAAATAAAGTTTTAGAATCAATGAGTTCAGATGAAATAAGAGCATTGGTTGGATTGGTTTCTACAACTGCACCAAAGGTTGATGCAAATGGAGCTCCAGTTGTTATTCAAGAAACTATTATAAATGAAGCGTTAAAAAATTTAAGTGGAAGACAAAGACAAGGTTTAGATTCTATTGTTAGAAAGTTTAATAAAGGGGATTATAATCAAGAGCAAGCGTTAATACATATTAAATCATTTGGATTTAGTGATGAAGATTCATTAAAATATTTAGGCATAGTTCAAGATGAAATTGAAAAAGAAAATAAAATAAAAGTTCAACAATCAAATGACAAAGAAAAAAGATTTATCGAATGGGCAACTTCTCGAGCAATACAAATAGATGACGAAGATGAAATCATAGATATTGAATATGTAAACTTTAAGGATTCAAAACAAGTTTTAAAATTCGAGTTATCTAAACAAAAATTATACACAGCTAATAGATTTCAGTTATCGGAAACTGATTTAAGAAATGGAATATTAAACCAATTAAAAGGTAATCCATATGCTAAGCCCGAAGAACTTGCAAAAGCTTTAAATGTAGATAAGGATAAAGTTACAACTGTATTAGAGTGGTTAGCTGCTAAAAAATTAATTGATACAATAGGAGGTTTATTTACGCCAACTGAAAAGGGATTAGATAAAGATACTGAAGATTACGAGACTGAAATTTATACAGTTTATAAATACGATAAAAGGCCCGATGTAAGTGGTAGTAAATTAATATCAACATCAAGAGAATTTTGTAGAAAAATGGTTGGATTAACTTCAGGAACTGAATTAGTCGATGGCAAAATGAAAGCTAAAAGATTAACATATAATGAAATTGAAAACTATACTAATGAATTTGGCGAAGATGCTTGGGATTTTAGAGGTGGATTTTATAATGATGGAACTGAAACAACTCCTTGGTGCCGCCACATTTGGGTAGGTGAAACAAGAATAAAACGTAAAAAGAAATAAACATGGCAACACTTTGGATAGGTCAAGATTATTTAATTAGACATTCGGTTATTGATGACAATACTGAATACGATAAAATAACACCAGTTATTGAATTAGTACAAGATAAATATATACTTCCCATTTTGGGAACTAGTTTATATAATACTATTGAAACACATATCTTAGCTTATATAAATTCAGCAACTACAATTCCAGCAGCTTACAAAACATTAATTGATAACTACATTTTAAAAATGATGGTTCATTATATTATGTATGAAAGCTCACCAACGTTTAAATTTCGATATGCTAATAAAGGCATAATGACTAATAGTAGTGATAACGGGCAACCCATTCCTACTAACGACATGGAATACTTAATGAATATTTGGAAAACAAATGGTGAAATGTACGGTGATAGAATGATAAAATATTTAAACTATAATAATTCAACTTACCCAACTTATAACACAAATACAGGTGCAGATATATTCCCTGAGCGAAATGCTTACGATGTTGATATTTATTTAGGTACAAGAATTTTAGGTAAAAAAGATTATAGCAATATTCAAGATAACCGAGACAATCCTATATGGCAATAAGAAAAAAAACAAAGATTGAAATTAAAAAGTACATTAAAAAAAATAAGAAATTAATAGATGTTTACCTTAAACAAATTAATATCAACAATAGCAACATACTCAACTGCTCACAAGCAAGTTAAAAGTTGGTACTTTGGTGATCCGTGGGATCAATTAAATGGCGGCCAGTCAATTAAATATCCTATGCTATTCGGTACTTTACAACCTAATAGAGTTGAGGGTACAAGTGATATTACTGTTATAAGATTTTACATTTGTGATAAAAGCAAAAAGGGATTAAGAAACCAACTTGAAGTCTTATCGGACTGCAAACAGATAGCTTTAGATACTTTAATTTATTTTAAACAATTTGATTTCTCAGAACTTATTGATGTTAATTCAAATGCAACTTTAACTGATTTTGTAGATGCTTTTAACGATGAGGTTGCTGGTTGGTATTTTGATATTGAGTTTAAATCTATTTTTGAATGGGATGCTTGTTCTTTACCAATAACAGGTTCGCCAGCAGTTATTAATCCTGATGATGTTAGAATAATAGATCAAGATGGAAATATAATTGCAGTAGTACCTTGCGGTTCTTATTATACGATTGAAGTTTTACAAGAATTAATACAAACATTAACTAATCCAGCTCCAGTTACAATAATACAAACTTTAACATAATGGCAGTAGTAGAATTAAGATATGATCCAAAAGATTCAGCATGGTTTTCAGCTAATCCAACTATGGTTTTAAAAGCTGGTGAGCCAGCGTATTTAAGTACAACAGGTCAATTCAAGTTAGGTGATGGTACTACTCAATTAAGTGCTTTATCTTTTTTGCCTGCAGGAAGTGGAATAACATTAACAACAACGGGAACAAGTGGAGCATCTACTTTAGTAAGTAATGTTTTAAATATTCCTATATATAGTGGTGGCGGTACTAATTTCAATGTTTTAATTGATGGCGGTACTTTTGCAGCGGCAACTTCATATACTTTAATAGATGGCGGTAACTTTATTTAATAATATATAAAATGGCAATAAGAATTAGACGTGGCACGAATGCCGATAGGATTACGGTTGTATTAGAAAGTGGCGAAGTCGCTTATACAACTGACACTAAAATGTTTTATATCGGAGACGGTACTACTTTAGGTGGAACTTTAATCGGACCAGGTGCAGCTGGGGCTGTAGCATGGGGTGCTATAACAGGAACGTTAGCAAGTCAAACTGATTTGAATACAGCTTTAGGAACTAAAGTAACTGGTAATACAGCTATAACGGGAGCAACTAAAACTAAAATTACTTATGATTCAAAAGGTCTAGTAACTGTAGGGGCGGATGCAACTACTGCTGATATATCAGCAAGTACAAATAAAAATTATGTTACCGATGCTCAACAAACAGTTATTACAAATACAAGCGGTACAAATACAGGAAATCAAACGTTAGCAAATACTTCAGATTCAAGTTCACATACAGCAACTTTATCGGCTACAGGTGGAAGTATAAAATTAGTTGAAGGAAGTAATATAACTTTAACAACTACAGGCACTACAGCGGATGGAATAATAACTATTGCTTCAACAGGTGGCGGTGGAAGTGGAACGGTTACAAGTGTAGCTGCTTTAACTTTAGGAACTAGTGGAACTGATTTAAGTTCATCGGTAGCAAATGGAACAACAACTCCAGTAATAACTTTAAACGTTCCCGATGCAAGTGCAACAGCAAGGGGTGTGATTTCAACAAGTCCACAAACTATTGCCGGGGATAAAACATTTACAGGAACGACTTCGGGAATAACTAAATCAATGGTTGGGTTAAACAATGTTGATAATACAAGTGATGTAAACAAGCCAATTTCAACTGCAACTCAAACAGCATTAAATTTAAAACAAGATACTTTAACATTAACAACAACAGGTTCAAGTGGAGCTGCAACATTAGTTGGAGCAACTTTAAACGTTCCACAATATTCAGGTGGCACACCTTCAGGAACTGCTGGCGGTGATTTGAATGGTACTTATCCGAATCCAACAGTTGACGGAATCCATGGAATTGATATGCAGTCAGGAACTCCTTCAGCAAATGATGTTTGGGTTTATGGCGGTTCTCCAGCTAAATGGCAGCATCAACAATTAAATAATAATCAAATAATAAATGGTTCTAGTTATATAACTTTAGCTTCTTTAAGTGGGACAAGTCCGATAAGTTATAATAATACAAGCGGTGCAATTTCGGTAACTGCTGCAGCCTTAACAAAAGTTGATGACACAAATGTAACTTTAACTTTAGGTGGAACTCCAACAACTGCATTATTACAATCAACTTCTTTAACATTAGGTTGGACTGGAACTTTAGCAGATAGCAGAATAACAAGTGCTTCAACATGGAATGCTAAAGCGGATTATGCTCC